GCCTCGTTCAACCAACGTTCCAGATGATCATGATGATTACTGGATACTATCAGATTTGTCGTCTTTGGTGGAGTCGTTGTCAGAATATGATCTAACGTAATTTTCAACTCGGCTTCGATATCATTGAGTCCAGTCTTGAACTTCCCATACTTCAAGAAAAAGTTATGCTTATGATGGTGTGATATGCTATAGCAATCCAACACATCATGTCTGACGATTATACTTGGTTTCAGAGTTTTTACAATACTATCATCAAACAAATATGTCGCATTCTTGACATGCGGGTCGGCGAATAAAGCATGTTCATCCCCTGTTATCAGTGCTTCAACATGTGTAATAGGTGTAAATGTATTAGCCGATTGATAGCCGTCAATGTCATAAAACCCACCAGTATCATCGGCATTCAATACACGAAGATGAAATTGATCACCGTCTTTCTCAACAACAATAGCAGAATATGAATGATTGAACCTAGCCTTCTCACCCTGCTTGGTCTGAGAGTAATGTGGTTCGGTGCAACTACCGGTAGATACTATAATCGCAGAAGAGTCAACAGCATTAACTGCCAACGTCTTCATTTGTAGCTGTGGGTGTCCGATAATCAAAGAATCGCCCTTTGACAGATAATCCATACCAGCTACAGGATTTTCTAGAGTAGGATTAATACTTATATTGCCTAGAATCCTTAGCTTTCTGGAAAACTTAACACTTTCTGTTAATGAATAATGTGCTGGAACATTCCATTCAAATTCACCTTCTTCATATAAAGCATATTTGACTGGAATAACATGTAGTGAAGCACCACGCCTTGCACAGTAGCCAATTAACGAATCAAAAAAATCATGGTTTATATCACAGTTGTTTTGTGCTGACGTGATAACAATGATTTCTGATGTCAATTCTTTTTGTGTATCAAACTTGTTGTAACCATTATCCGAGAATTCTCGATTACAATCTTTACACTTAAATCTTTGTTTTACTTCCCCGTTTGAGTTCTGCCGAGTCCCGTATGATTTCGTGTTTGTTGACCCACAATACCGACATTCTTTCATTAGCCTCTTCCCCTATTTTCGTTGACCAAGTTTCCTTCTCAACCCACATATTTCTTAAGTAGGAGAGGATTCCTCTTCGGATGAAATCACTGTACTCGATAATACCTTTTTTTCTTTCTTTGGTTCCTCCGCTGGCAAAAGATCGGGAAAAGCTAATCTAACAACTCTTTCTGTTAGACCCTTGTATTTTGGATATAGCTTTTTATCTTTCAATGCAATCAATAGTTCTGCTTCTGTATGATGAAGACCTTCTAGCATTTGAATGAACATTGTTTCCTTCTTTACCTTTGGCAAATCTTTTTCTTTCAGGAAAAGATAGAGGCGACGTGCTTCTGCGTACAGATTGGTATCCGAGAAGCCATCAGGAATGTTCTTATCGGTTTTGTATGGTGGAGCACCGGGAGGAAGATCAAATTTAATGGTGGGGTCAAAATTCATCTTTAAAACCATCTTCAGTGTAGGTGTCGAGTTCTTCTGTAGAATTTCGACTTTCTTTTCTGTTGCCTTTTCCTTGGTAACCAGTTCCAATACTTCGTGTAATGATAGTCTCATACTTTTCCTTTTGTTTAAAAATCGTCAATAACCCCAAGCATATTCTTCATCCTATTCTTAATAAAATAGTTCAAAATCTTGGATTTATTTTTTGTTGGTAATGTGGTGAACGTATTTAGTATCAGTTCTTCAACTTCCATTGGAATTGAATCGAAATCAATAAGAAGTTTGTTCCTATTGTAATTCCTCTTCATTCCATCAGTTGTACAGAATTCTTCTGGTGACTGTTTCAACCATACATTCAACTTCTCTTCAAATATCGATGCCTGTCTCTTTTTAGTCTCTGATACAAATATATCATCAGGTGATAGGAAGTTTGGGATACCATCGCCCTTATCACCACGGATAATCTTTTCTAGTAAATCGACTTTGGCTGATTTCTTTGGCTTGATCCATTTCTTATCAATTGGTGAATATTGCTTTACGTTATCATATTTTTGCAATTGAACGAAGTCGCCATCCCTTGATAGAATTAGGAAAGGCTTTGGTTCTCCACCAAACATGGTTTCTTGCAGTTCATTTGACTGACTCCATTTAGCTAAGGTAGCAATCAGATCATCGGCCTCTGTTCCTTCAATCTGAAGCACTGGGTAGGGAAAGAATTCGTTCAATTCACTCTTGACCATTTCCATACATTCATAAATGCTAGCCCAATCAAAGTCAGAATCATCCCGAGTCTTCTTGCGACTCGCCTTGTAATATTGAAATTCTTTCTTCCTCCAATTATTCTTTGCATCACAACAGATAACCATCTGCCCAAATTCATTAGAGAACTTAGCTTTGTAGCTTCTGATTGAATTGATGATGCAATGCCTCGCCAAATCAATCTCAACTTTTGCCTTCCTATCTTCACCTAGCATTTCAATAATGTTTGAAATTGCGGTCTGACTATAATCTACAACAATCATTTAACTGCCCTCAATATAATTACATCTTCATTTAATCGACCGGTCAAAGGAGATTCGACTGCTTTGATTTCCGATAACAATTTACGCAAAGCCAACTTTCCACCATCCAAACATTTTTGTAATATCTCGTCTGGTTTTCTTATAGTCTTTTGAATAGAAGTTTCTGGATCAAAATTGATGATCTTTGTTTTATCGACACCCAAGCCAGATACACCAGTAGCCCTGTAAATACCCAGTTTTCTTGTTTTAACATTAAATACCCATAATTGTTCTGCTCCGATAATATTTTCTGGTGGTATTGATGTCACCTTGTATTCATCGGATTTCTTGTTATAATTTAATTTTGATACCAGAACATCTGGAGATTTGAATTTCTTTGCTCTTGGCTTTCTGGTATTCTTCTTATATTGACAGAATCGATTTACATCATCCAATAATTTCTCAATAAAAGCAATGTACTTCTTCATCCGGAATGTTGAGAAGTTACTATACCCCTCTTTCAGAACTTCATCTGTTTGTGCTAAACGAAGTTCTGTTAATTTTGGAGTTAGTAGATCGATGATCGATTGGCTGTATGACTTAGGCAAGTTTCGCTTTGTCATATCGTTGTACAGATCAAAAACTTCATTAGTCTTGATCCATAGGTCAATTATACCTTCTATATCACCGAGGTATTCAATTAACTTGTCGTTTGGATTTGATTCTTTTGTGCTATCTAATTGTTGTTTCTTTGGTTCTGCTGCAACCTGAACACCAATCAACAACTCTTGAATGTGGTTTTGAATTCGATTGTGGTGATCAACAGATAGAATTGCTCCACGCATTTCTAACCGCATAGTCCAACAAATAGACTTGTTAAAATCGGTTTCTTTGATCTTCGATAATACTGAAGCAGATTCTTTATCTGTCTTCTTTAAATATTCAATAGCATACTTCTTCGCATCAGAAAAGTCTTGATCATAGCTATACCAAGACAATGCTCTGCAAAGACTAGAATTGTAATCTGACCTTGTACATTGTACATCTTCACCGATAGGTTCGCTACCGATGAAGATTGTTTTTTCAGTTAATATTGTTTTCAAAAGTGATCACCTTAATTGAATCATACTTGAATGACCTCCATGATGCAATTTCAACATCATATACAGGACATACATCTGGATTGACTGCACGAACCTTCTTGGGTTCAGCAGACTCAACGACTTCAATCGCGGGAAGGAGTTCTTTCTTGATCGTACATTGCATGTTACGAATAGAACCATCTGTCTTGGTGAATTGAACCGTAGCAACACCAGACCGAAGAATGTTCTTGACTGTATCCTTGAACATTTCTTGATCAATAGTGTCGAGTGAATTGTATTGATTTTCCGGGAAAACGATTGTGTCGATCATTTCAGTAGCCGTTTGATATAGTGATGATATAGTAGATGAAAATTTTAGGCGTGTCAAGTATATATGCCTATTTTATTTCACATGTGATCTATGTACTTTTACGCTGATCCATGAGTTATAATAGTCTGTTCTTTCCAGTACAGACCTGTTGAACTGTTCCTTGGCTTCAAGATAATTACACATACCTTTTGTCTTGCAATAGTATAATATCTCTCGCTTGAAGAATTCTTCTCCAAGCTCAATTACATCTTTTTTTAAATCATCGTTTGAACCATAGTATGTTCTCCAGTCAGATTCAACGCGAATTCTTTTCTTCTTTCCCTTAACCTGTTTGGTTTTTGAAAATGTAAACAACTTTTTACCAATATACTTCTTGTCATTGGTAACATTTGTTATTAGATATACGAATCCAATTGCGCCTTCTGGTGGTTCTTCAACTTCTAAATTATCATAATACCAAGTCATGTAGTCGTGCCATTGTTAATAACACGACTACTTATTCAGTCTTCTTCAACAACCGCGTTCATATAAATGTCATCTTCTGACAATTCATCCCCGCAGAAAGGACAAAATTGAACACGGTAACGATCTAAATCTAGATCGGATTGTATCTTGAATGATGCTCCACATTCTTCACAATCGTGTAAGTTTTGGCTAGCCATGATTTTCCTTCTTATTGTAATAAATCATATTTATTTAGCCCAGACATCACCCCAATCGCCAGATAATGAACCCTTTGCATAATCAGTTACACGTTGTTCGAAGAAGTTGGTATGTGTGGTACCAAGCATACCATCAACCCAAGGAAGAGGATTCTTCTTGACTTTAAAGATACCCTTCATACCAAGACTGATCAAACGACGATCTGCGATATAACGAATATATTGCTTGACATCTTCCTTGGTTAGACCTTCCATATCAGACACACCAAATGACAATTCAATGAACTGATCTTCTAGCTCAACCATCTTTTCAGCAACTGTGTAGATTTGTCGTTTTAGATCATCATTCCAGATATCCTTGTTCTCTTTAATGAATTCTCTGAATAGTCGAATCATAGAATCACAATGAAGACTTTCGTCTGCAATGCTCCATGCAATAATCTGACCCATACCCTTCATCTTACCGAAGCGAGCAAAGTTAAGTAACATAACAAAAGAACTGAATAGTTGCATTCCTTCTGTGAAAGCAGAGAAGACCGCAATCTGTTGTGCGATTGTTTTTTCATCTTGTTTGATGAATTCTGCTACATAATCGTGCTTTTCCTTCATTTCTTTGTATTGCAGAAACTCATTGTATGTGGTTTCTGGCATACCCAAAGTTTCAATCAAGTGAGCATATGCAGAGACATGAATAGCCTCTCTAGCAGCAAAACTACTCAACATCATTCTAATTTCTGGTTGTGGAAATGTTGGTAGGTAATTGTTTACATATGCACCAGCAACGTCGATATCCCCCTGTGTGAAGAATCTGAAGATATTGGTTAGGAATGTCTTTTCTGTTTCTGTTAGTTTGTTCTTCCAGTCATTAACATCCTCAAGCATTGGAACTTCTTTGACTAGCCAATGCATTTGTTCTGATGCCTCAAAAGCTTCAAACGCCCAAGGATAATTGAACGGTTTGTAGTAATTGCGTTCGTCTGTCAGTTTAAGTTTTTGTTTTTTAATCATTGTACCCTCATTCGCAAGCCAAGCAAGTTGATCCTTCTGCTACTTCTCGAAGATCAATTTCTTCTTCGATTCTTTGTCTTTCAATCCTTTGTCCTACTTTATCCGCTTTTCTCAATTTACTGCTTCTGCAATAATATAGAGACTTCAATTTACCCTTCCATGCCATAAAATGAACAGCATGTAGATATTTGATATTTACATCGGGGCGGAAGAACAAGTTAATGCTTTGTGCCTGATCGATGTACTGTTGTCTATCCGATGCATGTTCGACAACCCATCTTTGATCAATTTCAGCAGCAGTCTTGAATACCCATTTATGATTATCGTCTAACCATTCTAGATGTTGAACTGAACCATCATTTGCGATGATACTAGCCCAGACATCATCATACCAACTAACAGCCTTACCAACAGCATTTTCTTTGATGATTGCATCCAAGAACTTATTCTTCGTGATAAACGCACCACTGGTTGTATCCTGACGATATACGTTAGCTGCATATGGTTCAACTGAGGGTGATGTATTACCCATGATGATTGAACTAGACGCATTTGGCGCTACTGCCATTGTATGAGTCAGCCTACGATTTACACCAGCTTCAAGCGCGTCTGGACATGGACCACGTTCATATGCCAAACGTTCATTAGTGCGGTCTAATTCAGCTTTAATATGACGGAAAATCCTGTTATTTACACTCTTGGCAATAGCACTCTCAAAAGCAATATTGTTTTTCTGTAAATATGCATGGAACCCAAGCGCACCAACACCAACAGACCTTTCACGATATGCTGAAAACTTAGCCCGAGAAATCTGATCTGGTGCATGTTCAATAAAATATGTTATGACATTATCAAGCATTTCTAAAACATCAGATAAGAACTGGTTGTTGTCTTTCCAATCATCATAATATTCAAGATTCACAGATGATAAACAACATACAGCAGTTCTTTCCTTTGATGTGACGAGTGATATTTCGGAACAGTTGTGAACCAAAACATCATTAGCAAAGAAGCAAGAAGTATCTGGAACTGTTATATCAAATACTGAAATTTTTTCTACATTAATCTTTTTAATCTTTAGCATTTTCTTCCTTTGTAAAAACCAGATGGAACAACAAGTTTATACTTCTAACAATTCATCCGTTTCTTTCAGATTCTTTGCTTCAACATAACCTCTGTTTTTTGTAAAAATTTTATGGTCACCAGTACATCGAATAATTTTTCCAGTTGGTGATTCAATTTCATATAGTTCTTCGGTTTCGCCAGTCTTATCGGCATCGCTTACTACACTCCAGCAAAATTGTTCTCCATCAAAAGACTTCACTAATGGATTTGTGTAATAACCAAATTTAAACTTTTGAATAAAATCTTCTAATGTGATTTTCAAGGAAGGCGAATCTTCATTTTCCTTAATTTCAATGATAGTATCACCAGTCAAACACAAATTTGAACCGTTGATTCGAAGACCTTGTTTCTTTTGGTAATCAGGTAGTGCATCATTAGCGGTATCATTGAACCAAATATAAGGTTCACCAGTTTGCATACGCATTTCTAGAATACGCATCCATAGTTCTTTTGCAGATACTGTGTCAACAACCTTTCCTGAATTTGGTTGTACTAGATTCCATTTGTCATCTGCCGTAGGATCAACCATACAACGCTCGATAATCTGCATGAAATCATCAGTAATATTGATGGCATGATTCAGGTTCAGTGTTCTCATGTTTTGATCGCCAGTAGGCTTTCTCATTTCAATAAACTGAATGATATCTGGGTGACTAATGTCTAGGTATGTAGCATATGATCCTCTGCGCGTAGTTCCCTGACGATATGCCAAACTACTAGCATCATATACTTTCAAGTGTGGCATTACACCAACAGACTTTTCATCTGACCCGCGAATACCAACGTGGATACCAACACCACCACCGTACATTGATAGCCAATTAGTTTCTGATAGGTTATCGACAAGACCTTCTGCCGTGTCGTCTAGAAAATTTAAATAACAATTATGGACAATCATCCCAACATTACCAACACAAAATGTTGGATTCTTAGCAACTTGAATGTCATATACAGTACAAGTTTTATTTATTTTTTTAACAGTAAAATTCATCTTCATCCTCAATAAAGGTTAGAAAGCAACTAAATAACAGTATCACTCAATATTATATATCTAATCAAATGCAGATACTAGAAATTTTAAAAACAAAACCACACAACAAACATTATTTGAATCGATATTATAGATTCATAGAAAATTGTAGGTTGAAAAATTCATCAATGAATACGGATGAATTGGGGTACACAGAAAAACATCATATTTGTCCAAAATCAAAAGACATGTTTCCAGAATATAAAAATCTAAAACAACATCCGTGGAACATGGTAATACTGACATATCGACAACACATTATTGCACATTTATTGTTATGGAAAGCATATGATAATATATCACAAACCCTATCAATAATAAGAACAATAAACCAACCACATGTGAAAGTATTATCTTTAAAATCAATAAACACAAAGTTGTATTCTCAAATTAAAAAAGACCTTTCTGACAAAAAGAAAGGAATATTTACACGCGGATATGATGAAAATGGAGTTCCTAACGTATCGATTGAAACTCGTATATTATTATCAGAACAAAAAACAGAATTCTATTCACATGAACAAAATAGAATAAATCACAGTATAGCATGTACTGGTGCAAAACGCAATAACACCACTAACATGAGAAATTATTCATTAAATAGAAGCGAATCTCATAAGGAAAATTTGTCTTTGTCAATATCAAATGCATGGGAATTGAAAAAACTTAATGGCACCTCAAAAAGAATAAAAGATGGTGTATTTGTTACACCATTCGGAAATTTTTCATCCTGTCCGGGATACGGAACATATTGCAAAAATCCAGACAAAGTTTTTACAATTCACCAAATAAAGAAAAACCCAAAACTCAATCGATTTGTTATTGGTAAAACTCCCCGTGAACTTGGGTTTTTCTTTGTTATTAAGACTGACCAATCATTCGAGCAATATTGTGAATGTCTGAATCAAGCTCATCTACCCGAACCCAACCATGTTCTTTGGTCTGAATTAAATGATTACCTGTTACGTGAAAAACTTCTCCCATAAACTCTAATTCATATATATCGTCAGATTCAATATTTCTGGTTGCTTCAATTTCTTGATATGTACCGTCATCTGTCAATACTTTAGTACCAACATTTAAATCTTGAATTTTTTGTAACCCGTTATCAGTTTTTACTAGCGTGTCAGCAACAAAACAACTAATTGGAAGTCCATTTTTGTTTCTACCAAACGACAAAATTGGTGTAGAGAAAGACAACCAGTGCTTACTGGCATAATCGTATAGTCTCTCGGCATGTTTGTGATTACTTGAAAATGATTTTGCTACATACGCAAATCTTTGTTGTGGTGAAGTCTCATCCACCTTCATGTATGACTCTTTCAACCTGCGAAGACCCAACTCATCGAACATACTATCTCTAGTATAATCAACCTTAATACCCTGAACAATTTCTTCCATTAACATTCCTTTTTATATTTCAATATCTAGTTTAACACAATTTATGTTTCTTGTCATTAGAAAATCTATACCTGATGTGTCACTATATTCTTCTAAATAAAAAACTTCCTTGACTTTTGCTAAAACGATGTCTAACGCACAGTTGAGACATGGTGCAGTTGTAACAAACAAAGATGCGCCTTCACTTGTCTCGTTGCTACTCATCATCTTAGCTAGACAATTCTTCTCTGCATGTATAACAGTTTTTTTTGTTACTAGCTGTCCTAAGATCAAATCTTCACAGTTGTTATCCTCACCGGGTAACGTTCCATTATAACCAGTAGAAAGAATATGTTCATCCCTAGCAAGAACTGCACCTACCTGCCTTCTTCTTGCATATGACATGTTAGCCCATGCAATTGCAGTTAGCATATGAGGTTTATAGAATTTTTCTTTCATGCTGGACTTTTATTTATCATTGAAAATTGGGAAAATTTGGTTGATTGCTTGTGCAATCGCCAAGGCCAGTTCCCTATGTTCCTTCTGTGTAGATTCATCTGTTCTTACATCAACATAGTGAATATATGAACGAATAGTACCATTAACATAGAGTCTAGATGTAGTCAAGCCTTCTGGTAGAACTGCACGCGCCTGTTCTTTCGCAATCTTGTTATTAACAGCCCATGTATAAGTTTCTTTGACAAGTTCAATGATTTGTGATTGCCTAATAGCCCATTCTTGTTGTAACAAATTGTTACTTAATGATGGTGTTAGTTCAATACTGTTCTGACGATTCTTGTCATCCTGCAATCTAGCTTCACGAAGAACGAATTGTAGTTCTTCTACTGGATTTGCATATCTTTGACTAAATTCTTGGAACGAATTGTGTACTACTTGACCATCACAAATAAAATTGTGCCAAGGACCAATAACAGAAATGTCATATGAATCTTGTTCTCCTAAACATTCATAATCAACAACAGAAGTTAGATTTGTACGAAGTCTGCCACAAGTATCAGAATCTACAGAATCTTTAGAGTTATCTTTATATGANCCCCATTCCAGATTGCACAATCTATTATCTAATTTATTATGGTTCAAATGGCGACATACCATTCCATCATAACTATTTAAAGGTTTAAAAGTTTTTAATACTAGCTGATGTATTGGCATTTCTACCTGATATCCCGGACGATTCATACTAACAATAGCATAACCATTAGATTTACTTGGAGTACCTGTACGAATTTTATTCGTAGAATATTTACCAATTCGTTTTAATCTACCCTCGGTTGAAATCAAATAGTTTTCCCATCCATCAATAGGTGCCCATTGTTCAATAGACTCATCTATTTCAGGAAATTCTTGAGTTGGTTTTTCTGCTTTTGATCCTTGGGCGACAAATTTAGCATCACATTCTAAAGCCTCGGACAACCTTAGCCATCCCTTATCAGTAAGATATTTGTGATCCATAGAAGAAGTAACGACATTTCCATTATCAAAAGTCACTTTATATAAAACAGCAGTATTTTTTGTAATGTCGTTAATATGTGTATGAGTAATTTCACCAGTTTCTTCATTTACACATCTAATACGCATATTGCAAATTTTTTCTTTCATTGACATACGCATTCCATTTGGTAATGGAGCAGCGCCATTATGAAAACGATCATACAAATAACTAATTGTTTTTTTGTATGGTTTGAAATTTAAAGTTGAATTTTCATCTGGAAGATCAAACCAGATTACAGAATCAGCACCCAAACAAAATGACCGATGGCGAAGTAGCTGCCTAGCAATGTCTCTAGTGGTTTCAACTTCCACGGTTGCCGATGCCATTTCAAATGGTGACCAATGCTTATTGTTTTTNAGATATGTTAGTAGTTTATCAGCAGTATCATTGTTATATTGATTTGCTGGATTGCTTACCCGTGCACAGAATGCAATTAGTTCTTTTGCATCTGTAAAATCATTCACAAATTCATCTGATGGTTTTGTAAATCCTACCAAGCGTACTTTCATATTTTCTTCCACCTATTAAAGTTAATTGTTGCTGTTAAACCGCTGTATGTGTTTCTATCTATAAGTTCTCTCACTTGTTCTTTTGTATATCCAGCATTCACTAGTTCATTGATATCCTTTCCGGGTATATTTTCAGGCCATATAACAATTGAATATCCATTAGAAATCATTTTGTTGTATATCGCCAATACTTCTTTATTCCTTGGTTGATTGTCAAGAATCAACGTCATATTCTCTTTTGGTATATTGACTTCATTCATTTTAGTGAATGCAGTTCCTGCAACAGCAATGCAATTGTCAATAAACAGACTATCAATCGGACCTTCGACTACATATACTCGTTTCTTCAAATCAACTGAATCTGTGCCATAGATTAGTAATTCATCATCCCGTATTTTGACTGTGATATACCTTAACTTCTCATCACC